GACACCTTCGTGGTTGCAAAGAAAGACTTGAAGAGAGCCATTGAGGTTGTGGACGATTACTTTAGTAAACCATATGTAAGAATCCATATGGGAAAAAATCAACTTCGACGAGACAACTATAAGATTATCGCAGAATCCGTAGAACTCAATGAAAGTTTCTTTGATTTTTATATGGGTGTGCTTGTCGCTGGTGGAGGAGAAATGACAGCACAACAAGCCATCGGTGCTATGCTGACGATTTCTTCTATTCCGATTGCACTCTACGGAATGATGGGTTTTCGTCATGTTCAAAGGAAGTTGAACATCGGGGGAAAACGACTATCCGCAGCCAGAAAGAAGTTGGATGACATCATCCAAGACGATGTGCGAGTGGCTGTCTTCGTTGACTGGCTTCAAGAGCAACCATACTTTGACAAAGCGATTGATAAGTTAGAGGATGCCAATGCTGACTTGAAACAAGCATACGATGAAAAAGATGGTGCAGCCGAAGAAATCGCACAAAAGGATATTCAAAGGATTCTTTCAGAGTTTGGTAGAGCATTGAAACCAGACTGGGATAAGTTTGCTGCGAAAGAAGGGTTTGCGAAACTCACCGACAAAGCAGACATCGGGAGTGGCATTAGCAGAAACCTTCTCAACCGAGTGAATAAGGCAGGTAGAAAATACAACATTACAAACTACAGAGTTTACGAAGATGTGAATGAGGACAAGTGGTCGAAGGAGTATAAGGACTCAATCGATTGCAACAATCCAAAGGGCTTCAGTCAGCGGGCCCACTGTCAAGGTCGCAAGAAGAACGAAGATAAGCGTATTCCTAAAACGCGAGACAATCAAGATCCAGATACACACTCAGATCTCTACACCGACGAAGATCCTAGAGGAACCATCCACGGTCTAGGATTCAAGGATGTAGAGACATCGAGAGCATCTGTAAAGAAGATCGAGTCTTCCGACAGAACACATGCACACAAGATTCAGGCTGCGATTGCAATGGAGCAGCGAGCCAAGGTTATGGGTAAAACCGCAGAGGCAAAGGTCTACCGAGACTACATCGAGAAGATGAAGAAGAAGACCAAAGAAATGCAAAGCGAGAGTCTTTGGGATAACATCCGTAAGAAGAGAGAGCGAATCCAAAGAGGCTCTGGTGAGAGAATGAGAAAGAAGGGCGAAAAAGGAGCCCCAACTCAAGACCAGATCGACAGAGCAAAAAGCGAAGACAAGAAGTACTACACCAAGAGCGGTAAGATCAAGAAGTCTCCAGAGGATAAAGCAAGTGGTCTACCCAAGAAGTATGTCAGCGGTCTAAGCGACAAAGAAGCAAAGCAGAAAGCGAAAGAGATCAAGAGACGAATGTCTCTTCCGAAGGATCATCCAGACGCATACAAGCCTGTTGATGATGTCGAGGATCCCTCAATCTCCACAACCAAGAAGAAGCAGTCTAAGTATACACTCAAGTACAAGAAGATGTTTGGTGAGGAGACTGAACTCCATGAAGCATCGGACACAATCAAGGGCTGGATTCACCCAAGAAAAAAGAAGGTGATCAAGACCGAACGCTCGGTTCCATATCATGTTCAGTTTATCGCCACAAAACCTAAAGAGTTTGGTCTCACTGAAAAGCAGATTGAAGAATACTTAGTCAAGAAGTATAACAACAAGGGCCTTCCAAACCCCGAAGAAGATGCCCAATATGCGATGGAACAACTTCAGTTTGGTGCGAGAGACATCGAACATGGTATCGAACGCATGGCGATGAAAAAAGGCTGGGTTCGTTTTATCAGTGGTTCATATGGTGAGATTTGCAGTCTCGATAAACTCAACGATAGACAACTGGGTGTGATTCTCAATATCATGGAGGATGAAGGTATCATCGGGGATGCTTCTGGCTTCTATACCAAAGAGGTGAATCTCGAATATTACATGGCAAGGGATGAGGAACGATACCCAGAGATTGTCAATGTCAAGTATTACGGAACACTTGAAAACTCTGAAATCAAGAATCTAATCAAAGGAAAACCACGCGGAGCAAAGCAGACTGAGATCGGTCGCACAATGGCGATGTTCCGTGGTGAGTCTATCGAAGTTCCTCACAAGAAGAGAAACTGGACTAAACTTCCGATCAAACAACTTGGTAAAAACAACGATTTGACTCAAGACGTTTTCGATATGATCGACAAGTCATACGGCCCTATCGGTGGATATCCCGACTTCAAGAAACCCTCTGATCTACCATCAGACTCGACTGACTGGATTGGTGTGGATACTGATAAGGAACCAGACTTCGACGCAGTTCGATTCTCCAAGCCTGGGCCTGGTGGTCAGAAAATGACTGGAAGTGCCACTGATGGATCCGAGGCGGCGAAGAAGATGATGGTCAACAAGACTGCGAAGATGCTTGACACAAAGGGTAACTACGCAGAAATGAGTGGTGCTATCGCCCACATCATGATCACGCGAAAAGGAGTTCCTTATGTCGCGGATGAGGAATCCGCCCGAAGACTTCTGCCCGGTAAAGATATCGAATGGGTTGGTAAGCACCCAGAGGGTAAATATCCTGGCTACGAGGGTTGGTACTACCGTATTCTAGGTGGAAAGAAACGAATCAAGATTATTCTTGGTAGACCAAATGGAGCAGTTGTTCAAAATCCTACTTGACAACACTTGAAGTAGTGTTAGGCTTTACATCATGAATGAACGACAACCTACAATCTATGTCGCAGGCCCAATGCGGGGATTTGAGAATTACAACTACCCTGCGTTTGATCGTTGCGCCCGTGTTCTTCGTGATCAAGGCTGGAACGTAATCAATCCTGCTGAACTTGACCGAGACCAAGGTAAACCAATTTCATCTGCATACGACTTCGATCCTGATAACTGCTATGAGGATCATGAGTTTATGCGTTCTGCTCTTCGACGAGATATGGTTGCAATCTGTGAAGAATGCACCGCTATCTACATGATGAGTGGATGGGAAAAGAGCAAGGGTGCTAATGCAGAACTCGCTCTTGCCCGTGCTTTGGGTATCAAGATCTTTTACGAGGCTCCGCTTCCAAAATGAACATCTTCGTTGTTGATGAACACCCCGTTCGTGCCGCAAATCAAATGATCGACAAGCATGTTGTGAAAATGATTCTCGAAAGTGGACAGATGCTTTCTACTGCTCATCGAGTTCTTGATGGTGACGAATGGACAGACTACTCGAAGAATGGTCGGCGAATCAAACGCTGGCGACTCTCAGACGAACGAGAAGACCGCCTGTGGAAAGCATCATTCGTAAACCATCCATGCACTCGTTGGGTCATGGAGAGTCTATCAAACTATCGATGGTTGTCTGTGCATGGTCTCGCCCTCGCCCGCGAGTACACGCGAAGGTACGGCCGCACGCACGCGAGCGAGTCATTGATGGAGTATCTTCTTACTAAGTCACCAATCAACATTACCGACAAGGGACTTACTAAGTTTGCACAAGCAATGCCCGAACAGTACAAAAACGAAAGTGCCGTGTCTGCGTATCGTGCGTACTACATGGGCGAAAAGCATCGTTTTGCAAAGTGGACAAAAGCACCTATCCCTGAATGGTGGAACGTATGAACATACTTGTTACCGGAGGAGCCGGATATATCGGTTCGCATGTTGTTTACGATCTACTCAATGGTGGACACAATGTCTTCGTGATTGATCGCAACAAAAAGGCTTGTGAGCATCTTAGGAAGAAGTTGTCCCGAAGAAGAAAACTCAAAGTCTATTGTGGCGACATCGAGGATAATATCTTCACCGAGAATCTACTGAGCAATCAAAACATCGATGCGGTAATTCATCTCGCGGCGTTGATCTCAGTTCGAGAGTCTGTTGAAAATCCAGTTGAGTACTTCTATAACAACACATCAAAGACTATCAAACTCCTTAGTCTGGTTGAGAAGTACAAGGTTCCTAGATTCATCTTTTCGAGTACTGCTGCCGTCTACGGTAATGTCAAACCAGATGAAATGCCAATCACAGAAAACTCAAACGTAAAGCCTGCAAACCCATACGGTATGAGTAAATTGCTCGTTGAACATGTGCTTGAAAAAATGGCTGAGGTCAACGATGACTTTTCATACGTTGCATTTCGTTACTTCAACGTAGCGGGCAATGATGTTGATAGCAGAGTGTCTGACTACAGGTGGAGAGAGAAAGAAAATCTTGTTCCTTGTATTCTGAAATATGCAATCGGTGAAACTGATGAAATCAAGATCTTTGGAACTGAGTACGACACTATGGATGGAACTTGTATTCGAGACTACATTCATGTATCAGACATTGCTAGTGCCCACTCAATCGCACTAGAAAAAGGAAGTGGGATATACAACCTAGGCACAGGTACAGGAAACAGTGTCATGGAAGTCATTGGTGCAATGAACTCGGTGACTGGTGGGTTGGTGAAGGATGTAGTGATCGCACCTGCCAGAAAAGGTGATGTGCCTTTCCTTGTTGCCTCGGCAACAAAATGGCAGGCTGAAACTGACTGGACTCCTATCTACGATATCGATGAGATTGCACTATCCGCATGGAAGAGTGTAAAAAATAGTTGACACATTAGAAAACTGTATTAGGATAATACCGTGAACTACCAAAAGAAATTGTACGGTGAAGAACCATCGTGGGATCAGTTTGAGGGAAACGATGATGATCTTCAATCAAAGATTATTCGCTCAGTAAATTGGTATCGAAACACAGGGTCATCTAAGAGTTACAAGAAGTGGACTCTTGATTGGATGAAGTCCTCTGATAGTCACTGGACAAAGGAAGAGGTAGAACTGGCCAGAGGTTCTGACAAAAAGAACTTCAACCGAATAGGTCATTACTGCCGGCTTTTGTCTAGAGGTTGCCCGCCTGAGGTCAATGTTCTAAAGACCATCAGATCAGAGATCGAGCAAATCATTGCTACCACGAAGCAAAAGAAAAATGATAGTCCACCCACACCTCGACTTTCTCCTGCGGATCGTTTGAAGGAGTCGGTGAATAGACTTAGTTGTGACATCAATGTTATCATGGATTCTCTACACCAATCTGTTATGAATGGGGAGAAGTCATTCGATGCAAAACTCACGGGATGGTTGTACACAAACAAGGTGTCCGCAAAACAAGCGGAACTCCTGTGTGAGATGTACACTCCCGTTCTTGATGAAGTCACCTTAGCACTTAGTGGTAAAGACGAACAATTGAATGAAGCATACGAGTACCTCGGAGGCAAGAGAAAACTCCGAAGACTCCAAAAAGGCATTGAGACAATCCTTAGCACCCTAAAGGATCATTACCTCAAAAACCAAAAGCCTCGTAAGAAGCGAACGGTCAAGTTTGATCCTGCGAAGGCAGTTAGGAAAGTCAACTATATGAAGTCCTGTGATGAACTTGGTATCGAGAGTATTGATCCAAAGAAAATCATTGGTGCGAAAAAACTGGTGGTGTTCAATACCAAGTATCGTTACTTGCAGGTGTTTGAATCAACCAGTCATGATGGTTTGATGGTGAAGGGAACTACGATTCATAATTTTGATCGAGACCTTTCACTGATGAAAACCATCAGACAACCAAAGTCCGTTCTGCCAAAGATCAAGGGCATTCGTTCTTTCAACAACACTTGGTCATCTATCAAAACAAAGGAACGCAAGGTATCCAGCGGCCGTATTGGTCAACACACTATCCTTGTTCAAGCATATCATGATTCTAATTGATTTTAGTCAGGTGATTCTCTCCAGTCTCTTTTCCCAACTATCAAAGGGCAACGAGATCAACGAGGATCTTGTCAGACATATTTTTCTCAACTCAATCCGTAACTATCGCAATCAATTCAAGTCGAAGTACGGTGAGGTTTGTTTGTGCTATGACGGCGGAAACTACTGGAGAAGAGATGTATTTGAAAACTACAAGATGAACCGCAAGAAGTTGCGGGAGCGTACTGATAAGTACGACTTTGATTGGGATGAAGTCTTTCAGGTCATGGGAGACATTCGAGACGAAATCAGATCCGTCCTCCCATACAAGCATGTTTGTATTCGTGGTGTGGAGGCAGATGATGTGATCGCTCGATTGTGCCATCGATTCCATGATCAAGAGAAGATCGTAATCATCTCCTCAGACAAAGACTTTCAGCAGTTGCAAAGGTACGAGTCTGTTGATCAATTCAGCCCGATGACAAAATCGTTCATTGTATGTGAGGATCCAGATCAGTTTTTACTTGAGCATGTGATCCGTGGAGACTCTGGTGATGGGGTTCCAAACTGTATGTCTGATGATGATTGTCTGATCAATCCAGATAAAAGGCAAAAGCCAATCACCAAGAAAAGACTTGCACAACTCATCGAAAGTGGTGAGTATCTCAAGCAACCTTTTTACGAAAGAAACAAGTCAATGATTGACTTGAATCAGATTCCGAGTACAATCAACGAGCGTATTGATACGGAATACGATAAACCCATCGAACGTGAGATGGGAGTGATGGACTACTTTGTTTCTAAGAGACTTGATAACTTGCTAGAGAACATTCAGGAATTCGTATGAAAAAGAATAAAGGCAAGAAGAAGACTGTTGGCCCTGATGAGTTTGATCAGTATCAGGCATACAAGAACGAACAGAGTGAACGTCGCCGTCGTGCCAGACACGACAAGAAAAGACAAGTTGACGAACTAAAACGTGATCCCGAGGAGTTCTTCGAGGAAGACTGGGACAACTTCGAAAAGTTCAGGAGATGATGATGACTGCTACTACTACAACCCTATCCAAAAGCACACTAGACCTGTTGAAGAATTTCGCTTCTATCAATCCTAGTGTTCATGTGATTCCGAACACACCTATGGTGACTGTTTCGCCCATGAAGAACATCATGGTTCAGGCGAATATCTCCGAGACGTTCGATACTGAGTTTGCAATCTGGGACTTGACCAAGTTCCTTGGTATTGTGTCTTGTATCGAGAATCCTTCGTTTGACTTCGAAGAGAAGTCCGTCACGATCAGTGGTTCTCGCGGACAGACTGTGAAGTATCACTATGCTGATACTAAGTTGGTCAAGGATTGCCGACCGACGAAGGAGTTCAACATGCCTGATGTGAAGGTAAACTTCACTCTCTTGCAGGATGCGTTGACCGAGGTTCTTCGTGCATCTAGTGTTCTTGGTCTTGCAGATCTTTGCATTCAACCGAACGGTGATAAGATTCAACTCACGGCACTGAGCAAAGAGGATCCAACCAGCAACACATACTCTGTTGATCTGGAGTGTCCTGCCTATGATGGGCCTGATTTCAGGTTCTATCTCAAGTCGGAGAATTTGAAGTTGCTTCCGGGTGATTACAATGTTGGTGTTGCTGCCGGTGTCGTTGCTGAATTTAGCCACGATACTCGCGATCTGACTTACTACATCGCTTTGGATTCGGACTCATCATATGACGGTTGAAACAGACAAGCAATACTTGTGGGTTGAGAAGTATCGACCCAAGACAATCGAAGAGTGCATTCTTCCCGATTCGATCAAGCAGTCGTTTCGGGATATGCTCTCTCATGAGGAGTCACAGAACCTACTGCTCTCCGGTGGTGCTGGAGTCGGTAAGACAACTATCGCCCGGGCATTGTGTTCTGAACTGAACGCGGATTATCTACTGCTCAACTGTTCCGAGGAAGGTGGTATTGACACGCTTCGTGTGAAGATTCGCAACTTTGCAAGCACTGTGTCTCTATCTGGAGGTAAGAAAATTGTCATCCTTGATGAGTTTGATTATGCAAACGCTAACTCAATGCAACCTGCTCTTCGTGGGTTCATCGAGGAGTTTTCTGATAATTGCCGCTTTATACTGACATGCAACTTCAAGAATCGAATCATCGAGCCGATTCACTCGCGATGTACTTGTATTGACTTTCGCTTCAATGAAACAGACAAGCGAAAGATGTGTGTTTCATTCATGGATCGGACGAAGCACATTCTTGAGGCAGAGGGAGTCTCGTATGATGAGCGTGTTCTTGCGAAGTTGATTCTCAAGCATTCGCCTGACTGGAGACGAACCCTAAACGAGTTGCAGAGATATTCTGTCGGTGGTGAGATTGACGTTGGGATTCTGAATGAGATTGGTGATCTCAAGATCAGTGATCTAGTCAGTCATCTCAAGACAAAGGAATACAACAAGGTTCGCGAGTGGGTCGTAAACAATCTGAGCAACGATACTGCCCAGATTCTACGCAAGATCTATGACTCTCTTTATGAGAGGATGCAACCACAGTCTATTCCTGCCGCTGTTTTGATTATCGCTGAGTATCAGTACAAGTCTGCTTTCGTTGCAGACCAAGAAATCAATCTGCTTGCATGTCTTACTGAGATCATGATGGAGTGTCAGTTCAAGTGAAACTAGGTGACATTCTAAATGCTGCTAACTACTCCAAGCAAGGAATCTTTGATGATGATCCTTGGTTGGAAAAGAAGTATCCCGGTTACATTGTCAACAAGTCAATGTCGCAACACTTGGATACTCTGATGCAGGCAAACTACATGAATCGATATTGGGATTTGCCCAACAAGATGCAGTTTGATTATTATCGGTTCGCAACTCGCAAGAGGAAGCGTTTTGGAAAGTGGATGAAAGCAAGTAAGGTCAAAGACATTGATCTAGTCAAGTCGTACTTCGGTTATTCCAACGAAAAGGCGAAAGATGCACTCAAGATTTTGTCCAAAGAGCAGTTGGAGGAGATACGGGATATCATGCAAGGCATAGAGAATCCTACATAATACTGACTCAACGTCTGAGTCTAAGAAGGATTTTGTTATGCCAATAGAAAGTAAGATCTCTGTTGATGATCTAGTGGAAGTGAAACTGTCACAACCCGACGATTTCTTGAAGGTGAAAGAAACACTCACCCGAATCGGGATTTCGTCGCGAAGAGAAAACAAACTCTACCAGTCGTGTCACATCCTCCACAAACGAGGCAAGTACTACATCGTACACTTCAAGGAACTGTTTTCTCTTGATGGATTGCCAACCGACATCGACGAAAAAGATATCGCAAGAAGAAACACGATCACTTCTCTCCTAGAGGAGTGGGGACTCGTTGAAGTAGTTGATACAGATAAAATTGAAGTGTTGAAACTACCACTAAACCAACTCAAGATTTTGTCATTCCGTGAAAAGCCTGATTGGGAACTTTGTCCCAAGTACCACATCGGGAAAAAGTAAAAGAGGATTTGTTATGAAAATTGACCTTCGTGAAATTCCGGTAATGTGGATCAGTCTAGATTCCGCAACCGAAAACCATAAGGCGATGGAGGAGATGTTCAAGGAACACGGTTTCAAGAACACTACTCGCTTCTCTGCCTTGAAGATTCCACCACATAAAGAAGCAGATCCTACGATTAGACATTATCGTGGTTGTGCTGAGTCACACATTCATTGCATGAGAAGACTCAAGAAGCAAGGCATTCCATTCTTGATTCTTGAAGATGATGCGAAGATCACTGAAGACTTTGTGCCAGAAATTGAAGTGGAACCCGGAGTAGATGCGGTTTACTTGGGCATTTCACATGGAAACAAGAACTATCAAGCAAGATATCTGAACAACGGCTTCTCGAAGATCGAGGGTGTCTTTGCAACTCACGCTATTCTTTGGACTAGTAAGGGTGCTGTTGAATTCTGTGAAAAAGTCGCAAGACACTTTATCTGGAATCTCAACACTCCTTTTGACATTGCATGTGCGAATGAGTTGCAGAAAAAGTATAACGTCATTACCCCACTCAGACCTTTCTTCTATCAGGCAGATGAAAGAGACAGCAGTAACAAGTGGGAGAACCTGACTAAAGAACCCCTAAATACAAAGAAGAAGTCAGTCATTCACACAATCGGATATTGATAAAGGAGTTTTTGTTATGTGGCTAACTGGTGATGAGTTACTCCTCAACACTCGATTTGAT